AAAAGAAAGAAGTTTGTCTACATCAGAAAAACAAAATTTAGCCGCAGAAGAAGCGTTATACCAAGCACAACAAATGAATGGTGGTGCGGCTCTTGCTAATGCTCCTAGATTAGCACAAATACCTTTAGGTAGAGTTGCGTTAATGTATAAATCTTATGGTATACAGATGTATTATACATTAATAAAAACAGGGCTAACAGCTATTGATAAAAATAACCAATTTACACCTGAAGAAAGAAGAATAGCACGTAAACAATTTGTAGGTATAGCATTATCTTCTGCTACTTTAGCGGGTATATCAGGTATGCCATTTGTAGGTTTAGTAGTAATGATAGCTAATATGTTTCGTGATGATGAAGAAGAACCCGCAGAATTTCTTGCTAATAGAATGTTTGGGGAACTGGCGTGGAAAGGACCTACAAGTTGGGTACTTGGTACAGACGTGTCAGGGCGTATAGGGTTATCAAACTTATTGTTCAGAAACAACCCTTACAAAAAAGATGATAGTCTTGACGAGCAATTAGTTACTTTACTTGGTGGTCCTGCTTGGAGTGTGTTTAGCCAATTTAAAGAAGGTATAAAAGAGGTTAATAGTGAATTTGGAGATACTCAAAGAGGTATAGAAAGAATGTTACCTGCGGCTTTTCGTAATTTAGCAAAAGGTTATAGATTCTTAGATGAGGGTGGTATATATACAAGACGAGGTGACCCAATATTAACTGATGTATCAGGGTCAGGTTTATTGTTTCAATTTTTAGGTTTTCCTCCTGCTGAATACATTAGAGCACAGGAGCAGAATCAGGTAGCTAAAGGCATAGACAAAGCTGTAAATATGAAACGTTCTCAATTATTAAGAAAATTATATATAGAATTACGGCATGGGCATGATACATCAGAAGCTTTTGATGAAATACAAAAATTTAATAAACGACATTCACAATTTGCTATAAGTGGAAGTTCTGTAAAAAAGTCAATAAAACAACATGTAAGACAATCAGCACGTATGCACAATGGTGTATCATTAAGTCCTAACATGAGAAGGCAAATGAAAGAACATGAAGATTTATATTTCGACCTTTCATTTGACGATTAAGACATTCGCCATACACGAACACCTAACTTGTCATCTTCTATAACTACACGAACTTCGCTTTTCCAACCTCGTGATAAAAATATCCTATTTATTTGCTTTGTAGCTTCTACTGTATTTATACATAATATAAAAACAGATGAGTTAATTTCCATCTTCTCCCAGTCCACTACTATGTGAACTCCATCAGGGTTCAGGTCATACGTCTTGAGCACTGACATCTTCAACCGCACAATCTACTATAATTACATCTGTTGGTGGTAAATTCATGTGTGTACCTTTACTCAACCTCATCTTACTGCGTTTAGCTCCAAGTTTCTTTACTAAATCATGTACAAACGAGTTATAGTTTATTTGTTGGTCGCCACACCATGATTTCAAAGGCTTCGGTATTAAGTATGCCCTCTTCAAATCTGTTTCATACCTCGCTACTAACTTACCTCTTGGTAGATGTTCGGGTATAATTACTTGCTCTGTTTCGTGTTGCTTACGTAAATCATCTGTGCTTTTTATCCACAACACATTACTCCAATGCTCATGTATGTAATCATTGAGTACTTCTTCTACAGATATACTCATATCTGCGGCATGATGTTTATTATGACTTAATTGCTCCATACTCCAGTTGAATAATTGGTTTATGTCGTAATTAACCAGCCCTGCTTTCTTTGCTAATATAAGACCTGCTATACTATAAGATACTAACACAGACCAAAATCTATTTTCCGCTGTTAGTTCAGCACGCTGGTCCACCCTAGCTTGTACCTCACCTAATAACTTCTTTACACCTGATATGTTACCCATCACCTGGGATATATACTCCTTACCAGCATGACCATAATTCTCTTGTATAGCACTGCTAAACAAATCGGTTTCTTCTTTTGTTTCAAAATGTATTCGCTTCACATGACATTCTAGTATTCTCTGTGCTTCTGCTTTCGGCATAGCTTTGTGAATACTAATCCGTTCAACCATACTTGTATTACCCGTAGTTACAGATAATAATCTCCAAGATTCTCCACGATGTCTTTCAGTATTACTACCACTAGACATACGACCTCTTTGTCTACCACCCGTAAGTTGGTATGCTAAATTACTTAATTCTCTACCATGAGTATTTGTCAATTCATCCATATATAAAGGTAGATTATGATAAACCTCACCTCTATTCATCTTTGTATTATATGTATCTCTTTCGTGGATAATTAAATCTTCGGGTCTGCCCCATATAGATGCACCTGCCATCATAGCAGTAGTCTTACCAACTCCCGAGTCTTTGCTATAAATATGTAAAGCCGCACAATTTATAGGAGAAAACTGCATAAGAGGAGAGCCAAAAGATGTGCCTACTACAAACTGATGTAGTTCAAACCCTTTGCGATTATAAAAATTTATCGCTTTTTTCCAATCTTCTAAAGTTCCTTTAGGTTCAAAAGAAGGAAACAAAGATACTGTTTGAGAAGATGGAGGATTAAACTCTATCCTATCTTTAAATATCTGCTGATTTCCAAGTATAAAAGATTCACATTCATCGCTTGACCAACCAAACTGTCTGTGGGCTTCATCGGCTGTGTTCTTCTCTTGTAGTTCGTTTACCCATGTTGTTGTATATTGCATAAGTTCATCCGTTCTTGTAATAGCTACACCTTGCATCGATATAACTTTGCGAAACTCTTCTCTAGATGTAACTGCTGTTAAAGGTAATGTAAATTCTCGTACACCATCTTTAGGTAAATGCAGTCGCATCACGACAGCTTCGCCAACTTCTACGTCACGCAGTCGTCTAACAACGTATAAGTCGTTATGGTATATTAATTTTTCATCTGCATCACCATTAGAATTAGTAGTTCTAATATACACCCCACCATTTACACCTCTAAAATAAGGTCTAGGATAAACTGGTATCACATACTTATTTGTAGGGTTGTTTGGTAAATCTATAGCGGGTGCTTCAACTACATTATCTTCTTCCGTTGCCTCTTTAATCCTTTTCCCCAAAGTTACTGGAGATTTTATCTTACCCCAATACTGACATTTATTGCAAACATCGGGGTTATATTCATCAAAAGTGCCACATAAATAAGGACCTTTAATATGTTCTATCTTCTTGTCTGTATCTGTTTGTGTGTAATCTTTGTGATTTTTTGATATAGCATGAGCACCTTTATACCCGTCAATACAAAATTTAGCTATTGATAATCCTGCTCTCCATAAAGGCTCACTTACAGTTTCTTGTTCTGTAGCTATAACTTTTAATTGCTGACAACCTTTACCTTCCATTGTTTTTACAAGTATATCTTTAAAGACATTCTCCACATTATTTATAAGTGCTTCCGAAGTCACTCCGTTTTGTGTGGGTACAAACTTGTTTGGTATAGGTATTGGGTCATTACCAAGTAACTCTGAAAACTTATCAAAGTCTACTGGGTCGGGCATAGTGCTACTGAAAAATGCAACCTCTAATGGAGGGTCTGCTTTATAATTATGAGTTTCGGGAACTCGTAACACTCTTGCCGCATCTGCTGTAACAGCAGGGTCTGCTAACAAATTATGTTGTGTGCATTGGTGCTTTAATTTATCTGCAACGGGTAACCAATCATCTAATCCTATAGGCTCAGATAAAACCCAGTATACATGCACCCCTCTACCCGAGTTAACCAATAAAGGTTTGGGTAAAGATAATTTCTTACAAAAATCTTTTAAAGCTGATATAGCTTTTTCTTGTGTTTCATAGTCTTTCCCAACCCCGCAATCAAGGTCAAGAAATAACGTGTTAACGTGTTTTACGTTAGGTACTTTCCTAGAATTCGAATCTTTAAACGTGGATAAGGCAAAATATACATCATAACCTTCTTTATCTAAATTTTTTGCGACATCGGCTACTTGACCTATGCTCTTGTAAAATTTCTGTACTCTTTTGTTATCCTTTGTTCTGTATGCGAACACACAGTAAAATCCTTCTCTAGATAGTACTCCTTTTAAAAATAATATCGTATCCATGACAAACCATAAAGTTAAAGTTACCACCACCCCATAAAAAGAGTGATGGTATTCTTATTGAAGGACTAATCATCCCAATTATCAACTATAGCAGAGAGGTCGTTATCTTCTACTTTTTCTTTAGTAGCTTTTTTAGGTTCGACCTTCTTTGGTTCTGCTATTGGTTCATCTACAGCTTCAAATGGACTATCATTCTTAACTTCTTTAGCTTGGTAACCACCTTCTACAACACCAAATGGTGAGTTTTCCTCCATAGGTTTATACTTAACTACCTGCACAGCTTTTAACCTTAAAGACACACCTGCATCTTTATTCATAATATAAGGTTTAAAAATCACTGCTATATTAACAGTACTTCCCGTAGTTAACAGAAAGTCGTCATCTAATCTAACTCCTTTTGAGTCAAATTGAGCAGGTTTTCTAGTGGCTTCTACACCATAAGCACCTTTTAATTTAGCCTTATGTGTATATGTGCCATCTTCTTCCTTCTTAAAAGGAAATGCTAATTTCGGAGCCCAATTCGCTTCCTTCTTATCAGCATACGCTTTAGCCATAGCTTCATATAAAGCTTTAGCTTGGTCTTTATCCATGCGAAATCGCATGTTATATTCAGCTCCTGCATCCATCGCATCACAAGGTACAGACCTTTGTTCTGTACTATCAAACTTGTATGTACGATTTATTTTTGGGTACATAGCTTCTACATTACTTATAGTAAAATTCATTATTGAATCATTCATTTTTTGCACTCTCCTAATAGTCTTTATCGAGGTTAATTTCATCTACATCATCTGAAATAGGGTCTTCAATTTCTACTTCTACTTCTGTTTCTGTTTCTACTTCTGTTTCTGTTTCTTCTTGGTATGATTTAGATTTGTTTGTTAAAGCATCAGATACATCATCTATACTAAACCTATAGGTGTTACCTACTTTTATATAAGTACCCTCAGGTATTTCTTTCTGACGCACCCATGCTCGGATTGTAGATATAGAAACCGAAAAATGATTTGCTACATCTTCTATTGGTACATATTTCCCTACCATTATTTTTTCCTTACAGTTATGGCATATTCCGTGTCTTTGTTAAGACCTTCGGGATACACATCGGGGTTATCTTCCAAAAACTCTTTTAAGTTAGACTGATTAAGACGTTTATCAAACAACTCGGGTACACCATGCTCAAGAATAAACTTGTGCATAGATTCCCAATCACTTGTCCAATATTTAGTTTTAGTAGTCCTATAAAAGAGTCCTTCAGAAGTCTTTACACTCTCAACCTTGTGAGTATCACAATAGTCAAGAAGTCCTTTTCGCACCATGTCTAGCTGATTGACTAAAGCTGTATCTTTTTCTTTAAAGGAAGCACTAAGCGATGCTCGTTCTTCTCTTATCTTTATATACGCTTTAGTTAGCTTCTCAGCAGATAAGTTTGATTCTTCCATAATATCTCCGTTATATTAATTATTCTTTATATATAGTTACTAAAGATTACTTAGTCAAGTATTTCTTTGTAAAGTTCTATTATTTTTGTGTGTAGGTGTATTCTGCTATCTAATAACCTGTAAACATGTTTTTCTATGTCAGAACCTTGTAGTTGGACAACTGTACATTTATGTGTTTGTCCTGCTCTGTGTACACGGGCATTAGCTTGGGAGTAAGTTTCTAAAGAACTTATTGGACTCCACCACACAACTACGTTTGCTTTTGTTAATGTAACACCATGAGCCGCAGATTGTGGTTGAATCAATAATACCTTTGGGTTTGTAGTTTCTTGAAACGCTTTAAATATTTCTGTTCTTTTTGGTGCAGGTACATCCCCACGAATTACTTCTGTAGGTATTTTATCTGAAATTAATTTATCTCTTAGTAAATCAATAGTATGCCTAAAAGGAACAAAAACTAAAATTTTCTGACTTGCTTCATCTATTACTTCTTTTAACACTTTATATCTATTTTTTATATCAAACTCTAATACATCACCCTTGTCGGTATAAACAGCACCTGATGCTATTTGTAGTAACTTGTTCATACCTATTGCAGCATTGTGAGCTGTTATTTCTTCACCTGTTACTTCCATCCTTAATTTAGTTTTAAGTAGTTTATAATATTTCTCTTGTTGCCTACTTAATTCTATTTCTCTTTTTACATAAACCATAGGAGGTAAATCTAAACATTCATCTTTCGTAAATCTTATTGCAGGTTGCAGTGCATTAAAAACTGTCTTGGTTGATGACTCTTTTGGTATCCATTTAAATCTAGAAATTTGTATCATCACCATATCACGAAATGAACCGTAAAATTTTGGTACAGCCGTAGGGTTTACCATTTTTGCTATACCATACGCATCAAGGGGGCTTTGTGCCGCAGGGGTCCCTGTCATCATCCATAACCACGTGTTAACATCTAATAGTTTATTTAATGTTTTCCATCTCATAGTTCGTGCATTTTTATAATGGGTTGCTTCATCAACTATAATTAAATCAAACCCACCTTTCTTTATAGTATCTAATACTATCTCTACCCCATCATAGTTTATAACTACATATTCCGAACCTTCTTCTATTATTTTTCGTCTTTTATCAGGTGAGCCATATGCTACTTCAACTGTTCTGTGTGGGGCAAAGGTCATTAAATCATCTCTCCAAACAGAATCCATAATAGATAGTGGACATATAATCAAAATACGATTAATTCTTTTCTTAT